GCAAGTGGAGGCCGCATGAGCACCACCCACAGCGGCACCGCCGCGCCGACTCGCGGATTCACTGTAGAGGGCCGCTTCTACTCTACTGATCAGATGTTGTCTGCAAACCGCGATGACGTGGAGTTGTGCGAGTGGCTGAAGCGCGCCAATGTCGGTGACCGCTTCCCTGCGTTGATCGAATGCGTTTGCGTCGCTGCTGCTACTGGCGCACAGGGATGAACGCGATGAGCCCCAATCACAAGGGAGATTTGGCCGCTGCTTCTGAGGGGGTCCCCGGCGGTGCGCTGCTCCCGTGTCCGTTCTGCGGCGGCGGTCAAACGTCAATCCGAGAGAACGGCAAGGTATGGCTAGGCATGCGATACAGCGCGCCGTCGTCGGTGTCCGTGTGGCATCACTGCGCCCTGCAAGAAGGCCAGCCGCACCGCGGCATTGAGCGTGTAGGCCGCGACCTTGCCTCAGCCGTCGCCGCTTGGAACACACGATCCGCCGCGGTATCGCCTGAAGAACGGGACCAAATGAAAAAGGATCGGCCATGAACGCCATCTACATCGCAGGACGCGGAGACCACGAATCTTGGCCGGCGTGCGTCGGTCACGAGAACGACCCGCGCACCGATCCCGACGAAACGGACGGCCTGATTGACTCGATCCGCATAGCGATTGCGCGGTGCGAAGAAACGCTCGGCCGTGTCGAGCTGGCGCTGAATCGCAGGGACACCGACGCTGCGCAGGACTTGGTGCGATCGGCGATCAATGAGCTTGAGGAAGTGGCAACTGTGGAGAGTGAAGTATGAGCTACGACATCAGTCTATGCGACGCAATCACTGGTGAAGTGCTGCAGTTGGATCAGCCGCACCATATGCGCGGCGGCACCTACGCAATAGGCGGGACGCGCGACGCCAGCCTGAACGTCACCTACAACTACTCCGAGCATTACCAGTCCATTGGCGGCATCCGCGCCATTTACGGATTGACCGGCGCCAAGTCGCTACCGCTACTTGCAAAGGCCATCGCCGCGCTTGGCGATGACATCGATAGCGACTACTGGAAGCCGACAGAAGGAAACGCAAAGCGCGCACTTATCCAACTTCAGGCGCTTGCGCAGATGCGTCCTGACGGCGTGTGGCAAGGCGATTGAAAGGAAGTTGCAATGAGCAAGAGGCCCACCGTGAGCGACTGTTCCGGCTGTCGCAACGACTTCTACAACCACAACCGCATGGGGTTGAACGAGTCGTCCGGCAGCCCGCGCTGCTGGTCGCTGGACGACGCCGAATTTCATCGAGTGCGCGAGGTGCATGTTGACCTGCGCCCGCCTTACAAGCACCTGCCGCTGGTGAAGCGCCCGACCTGCTACAGCAAGCAACGATTCGTGATGCTGAAGCCGGAGGCCATTACCGCAGAGGGCTACTGGAAATGACCGCCTACATAACCCCACGCGACGGCATACCCCGACGCTACGAACTGACCGCGACAGACGCAACAGCAGCGCATGCCGAGGCTCGGCGGATCGGCGCGGCTTTTGGATCGTTCACCTACCTTGTGAGGCAAGCATGAGCAAGACAGTAATCAAAGGCCGCGCTATAGCACTGGTCAGCAAGTACACCGACTTCGACCCGGCAAAGCCCGACGAGACGCCGGCTCATGCCTTCGCGCTGGTCGGCGAGGAATCCGCCGACGAGCAAGGTGCCTTGAGCGCCTTCTGGTCGGAGGACGGTTACGTGATGGTCGGAACTGCGGAGATCACCGTCACGCTGCTAGACCGCAAGGACATGACTGTAGGAGCCGTGAAGTCGCTGCGAGCCGAGAAGGCAAAGATTCTTGCTGAGGCGCAGCGCGAGGCAACGCGCATCGAGGAGCGAATTCAAAGCCTTCTCGCCATCGAATACGCGGTGGCGCAATGACCGACCGCAACACCCAACTGAAGCAGAGCGGCGACCGCGCCCTACGGCTGGTGCAGCGCCCGCACGTCGGCGCTAGATGGACGCCGCAGCACATCGTGCGCCAGGACAGCGCCAGCGGGTTCTACGAGGAACTGAACGCGCCTTCGTCACGCCTGAGCGCAGACGCAGCGAACCTACAGACGGCGCTGCTGGCGCCATACAGAGGCGGCGGCGGTCCTGCGTGGCGTTTCGTGCGCGCGGTGCTGGTGCTAGGCCTGTTCGCGTTCATCGGTGTTTTGCTTGCATGGAGAGCCTGACATGAACATCTATTACCCGGACTTCGCCGACACCATCCCAACGGACCCGGCTCCTCTCGACGCCGCGCCGCGAATCCCGCGCCAGCGAGAAGTGAACTGGCACGGCATAGCGCTGCTGGCTGCTGTCGCGGCGAGCGCTGCTGGATTCGGATGGCTGGCGCTGCTGGTGTTCTTCTCATGACACGCCGACAAGACCGCGCCGAGCGTCTAGGCGTAGTGGCGGCAAAGCGCATGCCGGAATCGCTCGAAAAGTACGCGCCGATGCTGGCGCCTCTTGAGCCTGCGAACGATGACGACCCGCAAGGCGACGAAGCATGGAGAGATGCCATTGCAGAAGCCAACAGCGGAACCGAACCATTGAATAGGAGGAACACATGAAGGTCTATCAAGCGATCAGCAAGGTAAGCGCAGCCATGAGCCAGCAAGGCATCAGCAAGGCGCGCAGGAATCAGCAGCAGGGCTATAGCTTCCGTGGAATCGATGATGTGCTGAACGCGCTTTCTGCCGCGCTTGTTGACGCTGGGCTTGTTGTGCTTCCGCGCTGCGTCGAGCGCGAATGCGTCGAGCGCACTACCGCGAAGGGTTGCGCCATCTTCTACGTAACGTGCAGGGTGGAATTCGATCTGGTGTGCGCTGAAGACGGATCGAAGCACACTGTATGCACGTTCGGCGAGGCGATGGACAGCGCCGACAAGGCCACGAACAAGGCGATGAGCGCCGCGTACAAGTACCTTGCCCTGCTGGTGTTCTGCATCCCCACAGAAGCTACACCAGACACCGATGCTGACTACTCGACGCACGAAGTCGCAGCCGGCATGGCGGAAAACGTCCAGGCGGAATGGGTGACATACATCAACGATTCAGCGACGGCGGGAGACATGAAGAAACGCCTTTATGAAGCCATAGCAGCCGCTATGGAAGTGAACGACTCGCGCGCAGTGGACAAGTTCAACGCCGCAGCCACTGCGAAGGCCGCAACCGCGAAGGCTAAAGCCGCAGCATGAGGCCAGCCCGCCCCGCTCACCTTGCGGTTGCAATCATGGTTTCGCTGCTGATTGAAGGACCGGCGACGGTGCAGGACATCGCGGACGAAACCGGCCTTACGGAACAGTCGGTGCGCGACTACATGCGGGCAATGCGCAAGCGCCGCGCGGTTCATGTCGCCGCATGGGAACACGACAAGGCCGGCCGGCAGACGCGAGCCGCTTACAGGCTAGGACGCAAGCCAGATGCCGCGCGAGTGCCGCCTAGAACCAACGCAGACCGCATGAAGCACTACCGCGCCCGCAAGAAGGACGCACAACTATTGGGGATCGCAGCATGACCGCTCTCTATCTCATCGCCGCCGAGTACCGCAGCGCAGCGGAACAGCTCGCCAATCTCGATCTTGATCCGCAGACCGTCGCCGACACTTTGGAAGGAATGAGCGGTGAACTGGAAGTGAAGGCCCAGGCCGTTGGTGCGATGGTGCGCAGCATCGAAGCCGACGCCGCAGCCATCAAGCAATGGGCTGCTGACGCTCAGGAGCGAGCTAAAGCCGTGCAGGCCCGCGCTGACAGCCTGCGCGAATACCTGCGCGCCAATCTTGAAGCCTGCGGCATTCAGAAGATCGAAGGCCCAGGCATCGTGATCGGCTGGCGCAAGTCATCGGCTGTCGTCATTGATGAGCCGGGCCTGATCCCGTCAGAGTACATGCGAACGCCAGAACCGCCGCCGCCAGCGCCCGACAAAAAGGCTATCGGCGAGGCGCTGAAGGCCGGTACTGCTGTTCCGGGCGCGCATGTCGAGACTCGGAAAAACCTACAAATCAAGTAGCCAGGCTGCGGACCCAATGACATGACCGAAGAACAAGCACCAATCGACCCACAGAAGCATCTTCGCAGGATGTGGGAGAACGCGCCTCGACTGGCTGAAGCGAAGGCGAACCGCATCTTCCTTGAAGAATTCCGCAAGACGCTCAAGGCGCAGTTGATGAAGGGCTGCGGGCTTGATGCCATCGGCGCGCAAGAGCGCGAAGCCTACGCCCACGCCGACTACGCGGCGCATCTGAAAGCTCTGCAAGAGGCAGTGCAGATCGAGGAAACGGCGCGCTGGCGAATGGTGACGGACCAAGCCAGCGTTGAAGTGTGGCGCTCGCAAGAGGCGTCGAATCGCGCTATTGACCGTGCGGCCAGCTAGATCAACGAACCCGAGGAATCGACAGCATGAGCAATCCTGATGCAGTCCGGGCGGCGCTGTCCGAGCCGCTGCCGCCAGTGCCAGACAAGAAGGCGATCGGCGAATTGCTCAAGTCTGGCGCGGCCGTGCCTGGGGCTCACATCGAAACCCGCAACCATTTGCAGATCCGATGAAGCGCCGCCCCGTCTACATAAACGCCACGGCCATGGCGATTGAATCCGCGCGCAAGCTGCGGCCCGAAGCCCGCACCGAACTGCAGCACATCATCAGCGGGGCATTCGATGAGTTCCGCGCCGGGCGCGACTGCGCGAATCACTGGCGCACGATGGCCGATGCGCTGAACACGGCCGAGATGCTGTCAAAAGCGGGCATCGCCAGCGACGCCGAAAGCAAGGCGCGGATCGACGACGCCATGCGCGTGCTTGCGGCTGCATTCGAGCGCTTTGAGGAGCGCGGCAGCTGGACGCTGCGCGGCGCCGAACTGGGCGCACTCGACGATGGGCTGTGGGTTGCGCGAATGCAGCTTGAGCATTGCAGCCTGGGCGAGTTCGAGAAAGCGCGGCGCGCCGTGTCGGAACGCATCAGGCATGCGCGTGCCGGGAACGTGCCCGCAGGGGCGCATATTGTGGGAGATGGAGCATGAGCACCGACACGATGCGCGCGCCGCCGCTGGGTTCGCCGCTGCCCGCCGACGTGGCCCGCTGCCCCGGCTACTGGGCTCGGATGAGCCGTCCGAGGGAGACGTAATGAACGCATGGGACCGCATGCTCTTGCTGGTGAACGAGTACGCCGGCCATGTTGCTGACGCAGCGCTGCACCAGGCCGCGAGCCGGGCCGATCTGTCGCGATCGGCAGCGCTGAAGTCGCTCGGCGAGATGCGCGAGGCGTTCTTCGCGCACTCCAAGGATGTCGCCGAAACCGAGCGGCACGCTTGCGCAATCGCCGTGTGGATGACGTTACAGGACGCGCTGGCCGACGACGCCGACGACAAGGGCCTTGACGGCTGGATGCGCGAGGCCGAGGCGAGGATCAAGGCAAGGCCATGAGCACGTTCATATGGACGCGACGCAGGTATCGCAAGGCATCCAGCCTCGCGCGCTACTTCGCCCGGCACATCTATGACTTGCCGGGCGAGCCGCCGGCCATCATCCGCCGCCTTTGGGATCTTCTTGAACGACACCCGCAGCGCGAAGACCAGCTTCTGCGGCCTCTGAGAGCGCGGCTCGATGCGCGTCGCTACGACGACTCAATTCCGTTCTGAGACGCGACCATGAACCGCCCCCGCGACCGCGCCAGCGCATCCGGCCTGCTGCCGCGCATGGAAGCGCGACCGTTGGCCGCTGCTTCTGAGTCAGGCGGCGGCGGTGCGTTGCTGCCGTGCCCGTTCTGCGGCGCAGGCACAACCGAGATTCGTCCCAATGGTCGCGTCTGGACCGGCATGAGCTGGGGCGAGCCTTCCAGCGTGTCAGTGCGCCATTGGTGCCCGGCAATCCCGGGACAGCCGAGCCGCATGCTGGAGCGCGTGGGCCGCGACGACGCAAGCGCCATAGCCGCTTGGAACACCCGATCCGCCGCCGATTCTCCTGACGGCACGGCAAAATGACCAGACTACCGCTCCACAACTTCCCGCAGGAACGCATCGGCTGCATCCACTTCTGCCGCCGTCATGTACCGACGCGGCCCGGTGGCCTCCTGCAGCTCGCGCTGGCCGATCTCGGGCAGGTATTCGATCATCTCAAGCCGTAGCTTGAGCAGCGGCGGCGCGTCGATCAGCGGAACCCTACGGCTCCACAGCTTTGCGCTGCCGCCTCGCTGGGCGTGCCAGACCAGGGCGGTGCTGTAGAGGTCGAGACTCATTGCTCAGCCAGCAGCGCGCCTGCCGCAGTTGTCAGCCGCCACTGAATCAGCGGGTCTATCTGGATCGCCAGCCGCACCAGATCGTCGGCCAGCCGCATCCGCACCGGTGGCAGCCGCAGCACCGTGCGCCACTTGTGCGCATCGCCGCTGCCGAGCCTGCGCTGCAGCAACAGCAGCTCAGCCATGCACCACCACCAGCGTCGACCCGCCTGCCAGCGCATCGCGCGCCTCGTGGCACATCTGCACCAGCAGCCGCGCGATGCCGTCGCGCTCGGCATCCGTCATCGGCCGCCCGTCGATCGTCATGCGCACGCCGGGCAGGTATTCGATGTCGGCGCCGGCCACCGCGCAGGGCTCGCGCATGTCCACGCTCACGCCGCCGTGGCGCGCGTAGCCCACCGTGCGGCACCAGCGCAGCAGCGACGGCTGCGCGTCGCCGCTGGCGCCGTACCAGCGCAGCAGCTCATCCAGGTCGGCGCGCTGCGGTGGCTCGGCCATGCCGGCGGGGTGTGTCAGACCCCCGACTTGCCCGCGGGGCTCATCGCCTGCTGCGGGCTGGTCTCGGGCAGGTCCATCGGGCTGCGCTTGCTCACGTAGTCGGTCAGCCACTGGCGCGTCTTGGCCACCAGCGCCGACACGCGCCGCGCGTCGAATGGCATCAGGCCGGCACCAAGGCGCGCGCTCTGGCTGTTGACCAGTTCGAGATAGCCGCTGCGCAGCAGCCGCACCACGTGATCCCACTCGTCGGACTCCATGTCGCGCAGCGCCGGAAACGGCTGGATCGGGTGTGCCATCGGGTGCGACTCGGGCAGGTCCAACTGCGGCTGTTTGGTCACGTAGTCGATCGCCGCATCGATGTCGTCCAGATAGGCGTGCAGCCGCGCCATGTCGAACTCGTTCACGAACGCGACATTGCTGCTCACGCTCATCTGCACCTCGCCAGCGTAGCGCGCCAGCTTGTCTGCCATGTAGGTCACGTCCAGGTTGTACACGCTGGCCGGGAAAAGCGAACCGTTGTTGTCTGCCATGTGGGGATCTCCGTTTGCAGTCAATGCGCCGATGCGGCGCGGTCAGGGGTCAAAGCGTCGTAGGCGGCCTCGCAGGCCTGCCCGGCAATCACGGCGCGGTCAGCAGCTGCAGCCACTGCTCGATAGCGGTCTGCGCACTGGCCGAGTGCGTCGGCGAGCCGTCCTGTCGTGCCTGCGCCGGCAGCACCGGCACCACCGGCGGCGGCACCGGCGTGCACAGCGTCGAGCTGCTGGCGCAGCCGCCCAGCAGCAGCGCCGGCAGCAGCGGCAGCAGCGCGCGATTGCGCAGTGCGCTCATCGGCGCGCCTCGCCGCGGCCGCTTGCGCCGCCAGGCGCCGCTCGGTCTCGGTGATGCTCGCGCGCAGCGCCGCCTCGCGCTGCGCTGCCGCCGCGGCCTGCGCCTGCTGGTACGTCTGCGCGATGCGCGTCGCGCGCTGGCGCTGCCAGCCGCCCCAGGCCAGGCACGCGGCCAACGCCCAGGCCCACCACGGCACCGCGCGCAGCCAGCCACGCCACAGCAACAGGACCGAGCCCATACATCACGCCCACCCGTCGCGGCGCTGCTTGCGCCGCCAGTAGATCACGGCGCCGCCGGCAGCGATCAGCACCAGCGGCACCAGCAGCCCGCCGGGCAGGCCCAGTGTGTCGACCACGATCGTGCGCGCCTGCGCCAGCAATTTGCCGGCCTCGCCCGTGTAGTCGCCCAGCTGCGCGAGGATCGCCGTCACGCCCACACCGGCCGTCACCGCGCCAGACTGCGCCATCGGGCTGGCACCCAGGCTCGATTCGCCGTCCACCGCCTGCGGCATGGTGCCGGTGGGCGCGTCGGAATGCAGGTACAGCGCCGCCTCGGCCGCGCGCCGCGCCGTCAGCCCCGGGATGGGTTGCAGCACGCCGTTGACGCGCGCTTTGTTCCACAAACCGAAGGCGCGGCTGGCGGCCTGCGCGTCGCCGCGGTTGTGCGCCCTCAGCACCGATGATTTGGCGAACGCGCCCAGCCCCACGTTGTACGCCAGGCTGACCATCGCGCCCAACTCGCTGGCGGTGGGCGCATCGGTGCACAGCGCATTGACGCGGCCCGCGTATTGCTCCAGCGCCTCGCACAGCCGGCGGTCGGCGACCTCTTTGGTCCAAACGGTGTCGGCTGTGATGCCATCGGTCTCGCCCCAGCCACAGGTGAGCTTGCCGGCCAGGCAGCGGTAGGCGACCAGGCTCAGGCCCTCGGCGTCGGCGATCAGCTCCACCGCCGCCAGCGGGATCGCCCAGGGCATATTCGGGTCCGGTTTCGGCTTCATCGCACGTGGTCCCCCAGCTTGCAGCGCAGCATCTTTGCATCGCAGTTCAGCGACTCGACAAGCGCCGGCCAGTGCATGAAGTGCGCGATGTCGGCGCGCAGACGCTCGACCGCGAATATGCGCAGCCGCAGCTGCCGCTCGCTGGGCGAGCCTTCGAGCATCGCGAGGATTTCGGCGCGCGCCGTGACTTTGGTTTGCCCTTGCTGCTTCACTGTATGTCCCCGTAGGCCGTGACGTGCGCGCCGCCGTACACCACGCGGCCGCCGGCATGCAGCAGGATCGAGGCACATAGGCATGTAATGGCCACGCTCGTCGTAATCGTCAAGTACAGATCCCCCTGCACCGCCAGCGTCCAAGTGATGCGCCCAGTCATGAGGCATAGCGCGATCAGCATCAACCACGCGGCCACGCGCGTCATCGCAGGCTCGTCGTCGGGTCCTAGCGCGATGCGCGCGATCTGCGCGGCTGTGGCCGCCAACATCATAACGGCCAGCGTCCAATCGAGCCAGATGTAGCCTCGCCCCAACGCATCCGGTTCGGCTTGCAGCGTTGGCTCTAGGCCAAACCACGGGATCGCAAACGCGGACAGCCCCAGCGTGACCCAGGCGGCGCGCTCGAAGCGGCGCATCAAAACGTCCAGGCGGGAGATGAGTTTGCCCATAGCGGCTACTCCAGCAGCCCGCGCAGCAGCCGCGCGAGGCCTTCCTTGACGGCCCAGAGCGCGCCGATCATGGCGGCTAGGCCAACTGTCCACGAACGCATCGAGGCGACAAGCATGCGGCGCATCTTGTGCTCGTCGACGATGATCTCTAGCGCCGCGACGTGATCGATCAGGCGGTCGACCGCGGCGAGTTGCTCTGGCGTCAGCCGCGTGGCCTTCAGCGCGTTGACCTCGGCGCGCAGCGCGGCCAGTTCTTCCACCGACGCGCTCATTTGTTGCCCGCCATCGTGCCGGCCCACTCGCGCATGGTTTCGGCCGCGCCCGCCGCCTCGCTCGCGTTGTACAGCGCCTCGTGCGTGCCGACCAGGCGCAGCGCCGCAGCCAGCGCATCCAACGCGCGCGCGGCGCTCCATGCGGCGTCCCATGCGTTGCGTATCGCCGCCGCCTCGGAGCTAGCGTTGTTCCCGGCATGGTTTGTCAGTTCCTCATAGCCACGGCGCCAGAAGCGTTTGACCAGCTCTTCGTCGGACAGTACGCGGCGCAGGGCTTCCTCGAATGCCTGCGCGTCTGTGGAGATGCGGCGGCGTTCTTCCATGTCGGCCTCAGTGAATTGCGCCTGACGCGACGGCCTGCGCGAACAGCAGAAGTAGCAGTTCGTCGTCTTCGCGCAGCCGGTCGCGCCGTGTGTTATTGCTGGGCCGCTGGTGGCTAGCTCCACCGCCGCCAGTTGGTGGCTGCGCTGTGTCTACATAGCCCCACGTGTCGCCCCAGCACGCACCCCACGTATCGCCCCAAGTGCTGCCATTCATGACATTGCACCAACTGGTTTCAGGCAAGCATCAGGCATAGCGGAAAGAAGATGCACCTCGGTTCTTTCCAGACCAAGGAACTTGCCCATGCGGCCTACTTGAACGCCAAACGAAGATTTCATGACGGTTGCTCGATCTAGGATGGGCGCCATTGGTCAGGCGGCGCCCCAGTGCCTTTGATCAGGATGTCATTGACCCACTGCACATTGACATCGACGGGCGGCGTATTCAGAACGATGCGGGCATGCAGTGCGACTAACGTCTCTTCTGCCGTCAGCCCGTTGCTGAGCACGTACTGCCATACAGCAGCAGGATCTGCTCCGCTTGATGCAACGGAAGCCGACCCGCTGAAAGCGCCTGACGCGCCCTCTGCAGCCAGTGAAACCGATGTCGTGCTGTTCGCGGCGGCAGAGAATGCGCCAGTTCCGCCAGTCGAGCTTAGGCTTGCTGTGCCTACCGTCGAAGCGTCGCCACTGAAAGCGCCGGAGTTACCAAGCGCGGCAAGCTCAGCCGTAGTGAGCGGGTAAGCCGATCCTGCGAATGCGCCCTCGCCGCCCAGCGCAGACAGCGCCGCCAGCGCAGGAGAGTCTGCCGTCCCGCCGAATGTGCCTGATGCTCCTGTCGCATCAAGTGACGCGGATGTGCCGGTGCCGGCAGACCCGGAGAATTCACCAGTGCCGCCAGTTGAGGAAAGATCGGCGGACGTCGTGCTGTTGGCTGTCGCGCTGAATGCACCCGTGTCACCAGTGGCTGCAAGCGATGCTGTGGCCGATGTAAAAGCGCTGCCGGAGAAGGCGCCAGTGTTCCCGGTTGCGCCCAGTACAGCGGTGGTCGTGCTGTTGGCCGTGCCGCTGAATGTTCCTGTCGCGCCTGTTGCTGCAAGCGCCGCCGAGATGGCTGCGTTTGCGGTGCCGCTGAACGCACCACTGAGCCCAGTCGCAGCCAAGGCGGCAAGCGCCTGTGTTGTGAACGCCGCACTCGCCTGCGGCGTGCCACTATTGCTGCTGGTCGAGCCGTCGTCGACGATGGCCCAAATCTTGTAGCTGGTGCCAGCCGTCAGTACCGAGCCGAGGCTGCCAGTCTCGTCACCATCGGCGGAAATGATCGCGCCGTCAGTGACCTTTGCGACGTAACCGCTGGCGCTCCACCCATCGCGCCCATTGCCCAGGTCGCCACGCGCCCACGTCGCAGTTGCGGCGCTGGTGTAGACGGCGACGTAGAGGGTGTTTGCCATCGCGTGCGGCTATGCGTAGTCGAGCGTGACGCGGTAGTCAGCGCTGGTGGCGGTGATGTTCTCGGCGTAGACGGCGGTGATGCTGGGCACACCGCCGGGTGCCTCACCAGGCACCCAGATGCGGCGCTCGAGGGGGGCGAACAGTTGCCATGGGTTAGCGAGTAGCTGTCTCCCGCTGGATTCCTGCAGCCAATCGAAACTGCCGAACGACAGGTAGATGTCGCCAGCAAACGACCCCGTCACGCCATCCGACCGCGCCGACCCTACGCAATAGGTGCCGTTGCCGGCAGTAGATGCCTGCGTGTCAGTTTGCGAGTTGCGCAGGACCTGATTTGTTGCGACATCTCGCGCTAGGACGTAATACTCTCCAGTATCCTGCCGGTGCGATGCAACGATGACGTAGGTTGCACCGTAGCTCAGACGCACAGAGGACAGTGCGGCGACGCTGCCCTTAACAATTCCTACGTCGTTTCCTCCGCCAAACGGGTCGCCCAGGTACAAACCTTGGTTGGCAGCTGAATATTTCAGCGCCGCGAGTGTTGAATACGAGCTCGATGACGTGAGGCGGGCAACACACACAAACGTGCATTTCGTCTGCGCTGTGGTGACGCCGCCGGATTTGGTGGCGACGTTCGCAGAGGTCTGCGTCCCGCCCGGGAATACGACGCTCCGCCCCTGCTGGCCCGCCGATCTGGAGAGAGACGATCCGTAGACCCATCCTGCGCCAATCGATGGCGCGAATACCAGAGCAGGCTTTAGGCCCCATCGCGGGTCGAGATCGACCTCCCCCTGCGGCTGCCGCATCCAGGGCCAAACGTGCTCGATCAAAGCCACGGAACAGCCCTCAGCGGATCAGGATGTTGCGTCGCCGCGCGCTGGTGCCGTCGGCAGCTAGCAGCGTATGGGCGCCAACCCACTCGCCCAGGTCCTGCGTTGGCCACGTCGTGCCGGCATCGGTGCTGCGCTCAATAGTGAGTGCGACCGTGCCTGAGCCTGTGGTCGCCGACGAGGCTGTGAACGACGCGGTGATCTCGGCGCCGAGATATTTGTCGGTGCTGTTGTCCACCGTGCTACTGGTCGCGGTGCCGGTGGTGGCCGACACCGACGCCGCATTGATGAGCGTTTGCTCAGTCGACCACGACAGCGATCCGTCCGACGCGAACTTGAAAAAGCGCGCCTTGACAGTGACGGTGATGTTTTGACTTTGCGTATTGCTGGCGCGTAGTCGCCATGTGTGTCCGAGCATGCGCTACCCCCGTCAGATTGCGAACGCAGCCCACAACGAGTTGACCGCGAATTCCAAATCGCCGTCCAGGATTGATGCCCCTTCCAGCGTGTGCGCGCCAGCCGCGATGCTCGGGTTGGTCAGAGCGCCGAGCGCCCAGGCGTCCAGCGGCTCTGCACCATTGAGGATCGACTGTCCAAGCAGCTTGTCCGCGTCGCTGGGCGCCTGCGCGGCCAGTTTGGCGAGCGCCGCTTTGGTCATCAGGTAGCGCACGCGCATGCGCAGCGGCTCGGCGTGCAGGGCCATGAAGGCCAGCTCGTATTGGGTCATGGGTCAGGCTCCCGTTGGTTACTCAGAGGCCAGCGCCACCGGCACGCCGGCCTGGAAATTGATTTCGGTCGCGGCCCATGCGGGGACGCTGGCGATGTACGCCTTAAGCGTGGCGAGTTGGGGGCTGGTCAGTGCCATGTGTGGGTGCTCCTATCAGGCGTCAGGTGCGGTCCAAGTCCAGGCGCCGCGTGCAATGTCCACGCCGTTCTGGATCGTGCCGGTGAAGGTCATGCCGTCCGTTGGGATAGCCAGTTCGTAAACCCGCGTGTCGTCGCTTTCCGTGAAGCTGACCCAGGTCGGAGTTCCATTGACGTGCGAGCCGTTGGACTGCGTGTAGTTCGCAGCGTCGAAGGTCAGCACGCCAGTTGTCACAGAGCCAGGCGTTCCGTCTGCCGTCAACGTGGCGAGCAGCGTCGGCCCGCTGATCGATGCGGAAGTGCTGGCCGGCTGCGTGCCGTCATAGAACTTAATCTTGTGGCTGGCGCCGAGTTCATCGATGAGGGACTGCGCCCAGGCGCTGCGCAGGGTTGAGTTTGCTCGTTTTGTCATGGCGAATATTCCTTGCTATGTCTGTGTTTGGCCGTCAGGCCGGTGGAAGAACTTTGATTCGCGCCATCGCGCGATTATGCGCAAGAACGCATGTTGTCTATGCGTCCATTCGTATATCTACGGGTCACAGGTCGTTCTCTGCCGCGCAATTGAAGTACAGCTCGATGCCGTGCAGCCGCGCATCGACGTTCAGCGTGTCGCTGCCGTTCAGGGGGGCGCGCGCAAGGCGGAAGAACACCACATCACCGACCGCAGGACTGCCAGCCACCGTGATGGCAGCCGACTCTGGGCCGATGTAGACATCGTTCGTCGTCCCCCCGGTGTCTGTGCTGCCTACCGCAGTGCCATAGGCAACGGCGATGGCGTCGTCATTGCTCACGGCCACGGCTTGCAGCTCCCACACCACGCCGAATGTGGCGGCGGCGGCGTGGCTCCAAACAGGCGCGAATGTCACGGTTCCGCGATCCCAGCGCTTGGGCATCAACACCGCGAACTGCGCGAATTCCTGCGTCGTCTGATCGAAGTCAAGCGTTTGGATGTCGGGTTGATTTGCCGCGCTGGCGATGGTGGCAAGGGCCGCGCATCCGCCAGAGGCAGAAGGACTCATGTCGCGGGCCGGAATCCAGCGCGCGGTGCGCCCGTAGCTGTTGCCGGCAAAAGGTCCGTATTGACCCGCGCGATGGTCTGCCGTCGCCGTCACTACGCTGCCGGCTGTCGTCAGTTGGTACAGCCGCGCATAAAGCGCGGTGTTGTTCCAGTTGGTTGTGCCGGTGCTGGTGCTAACCGCGCCCGAACTGCGTAGAACCACAACATAGTTAGTCGTCGCGTTGGTGAGCGTCACCGTACCGGCAGTGATGGCCGTTCCGCCCCAGCGGCCGCCGTTGTATCCCCAGGTCAGCCCGGTGCTGGTGGCGTGCGCCTTGCCGAACACGCCGACATGATCGAGCGCCTCGAAGTTCTCGTTGATGATGACTTCGGGGCTCGCCTGGCTGGCGCTTAGCTGCTGCAGGCTCATGCGTTTTCCTTCATGTGATTTGCGACACGTTCCAAGTCAGCCCGCCGTCTGGGCTGTAGACGATGCGAAACACGCCGCTGCCGTCGATGGTCGTGTTATTTGTCGCCAGGATGTTGCTGCCGGAACTGCGGAATCGATAGATCGCTCCGTCGATGCCGGCGCCGTTGACTACCGACCACGAACTCTGCAGCCCGGTGGACGATCGCAGGAATCGCGGCGTCGCACCTGTCGGTGCGCTGATGTAGACGTCTCCGCCATGCACGAACATCTCGCCCAGTTCTTCCGTGCCTTGAGCGTTTGGGCGATAGGCTGTCCACGTCACGCCGTTGTCGCTGCTCACGCTCGCCGATACGCCAGACCCATAGGTGTGCCGGCGCACCGCCAGAAGCCGGGCGCCGATCTGCACGACGCCACCAAGCGATGTTGTCGGCGATCCGCCCTCGCCAAGCCCCGTCGGGCAGCGCCTCCAGTTGATTTGCGCATCAGCGTCGTCGGTGTAGTAGACGCCAAGCGTGCCGGCAAGGAACCATCGCGACCCGATCAGAGACAACGAGGCTGTCTGGTAGGCGGGGTAGTCTGGCGAGAAGCTCAGCGCCTGAAGCGCTCCAAATGTGCCGGCTGCCAGCGTGTTCGGGTCTGTGCCGTCCTGCGTCACCTGCCCGACGAGAGTCCAGGTTATGCCGTCGGCCGACTTGTAGGAGTAAAAGTCCTGGGCTCCGTAGGTCGCAGTCGATGGCCTGCCGATGAGCCGAAACGGCGTGGCCGTCGCATCGACTGCCAGCGCATACGGCGTGATGTTCGCGCCGGAGATGGTCGGGCCGGGGTCGATCTTCGTCGGCGTCGAGGTGTTGTCGTCCACGTAGGTGGCATATCGAACCGCAGCATCTTGGCTGTAAACCATCTGCAGCCGGCGCGATGCCGTCGCCACCATCCAGCATTTCACGCCTGCGGGGTAGCCCGTCGCGACGGCGCCTGACTGCGAAACCGCAAAGGTCGCGCCATCGTCGGATGACGTCATCGTGCGGAACAAGAACGATATGCCATCCGGGCCGCCGTCCATCGCGACCAGGGCGCCATCGAAGGTGCCGAAGACACCAGCATCGGTCACCGAGAGCGTGCTGACGCTGGATGAGATCGGAATGGAGAAGCTGCCAGTCTGCGCATACCCATCGACCACGCCAATCTGGCGCACGACGACGAAGAAGACCGAGCGCGTCACATCACCGTCTGCCTGCGCGTGCGCGACCGTGTAGCGAGCCTGCTGCTCGGCAACATCCAGTGAGCGCACTAGGCTGGTCATGCCGGCGTCGTTGTAGATACTGAATTCGTAGGCCTCAGTGACCTCGCCAAGCGGGACGACGATGCCGGCGGCCCCGGTGAATGTGGCGCTCACTCGAGTCCGGCGATTCCACGTGAACAGCACGTCGCCATTGCTCATGCGCGCGGCTCGCAGATTCACCGGCGCCAGCGGCTTGAGGCTGACGCCCTCGCAGGTAAAAGCCTCGCTGCTGACGCTGGCCAGGCTCTTGCCGAGCGTCACGCCCTTGTAGTAGCGCACGGCCGACAGGCTGGGCAGGTCGATGGCGACATAGCGCATGCCAGCGGACTGCATCAGCACCACGCGATCAGATGCCGTGTGGCCGGCCATCGCCCATTCGGTGCCGTTCTGCCCGCGCAATAGCCCGCTCAGGGTGTAGACGCCAGGGGACACGAACGTCGCCGTGCGGAAGCGGATCAGCTCCGCTCCGATCATGATCGCGTTGATGCTGGCGTCGGCCATCATGGCCGACCGAGTGCTGCTGCTGAGCGTGCCATAGCTCAGGCTCACCGTGACGCTGTTCGTTTCGTCGAAGACCTTGCCGCCCGTCCAGTTGCCCAGCGTGGTGGTGGTCACGCCCAGAATGGCGCGCTCGCTCACACGCGCGGCTTCGGCGAACTCCACGTCATCCAGGCTGCGGCTGACGCTGGCGCCCGGCCATGTGGCGCCCGCGCTCGTGGCCGCGACGTAGTGCCCGAGCCTGTTTTCGGCGTCGCGCATCAGCGGCACGTCCAGCAGTTCCATGATGGTGTCACCGGGCAGCGCCACGCCCACGGTGGGCGTATAGTCGGTGCTGGTGATGCCGGCGGATTCTATGGCGCTGGCATCGTCCAAGACCCATTCAAACCTCAGCAGCGGACCCTCGTCAGTGCGGCGCACGATTCGGACCCGGTACACGTTGCCGTCCGCATCTGGCACCGCCACCACGTCCGTCGGCGTCAGCTCGGCATAGGCCAGTGGCACGCTGAAGCTGCCAGACACCCGGCTCGCGTAGCCATCGACCACGATGGCGTCCGCGATCCCCTTCGCTTCGGCCGACGTGAAGGCCAGCGGCAACTGCACGGCGCTGGTGCTGACCTGCCCAGACAGCAGACGGTCGCTATGCTCCGTGGCCGTGGTGTAGTCGGCGTCGACGTTGGAATAGGACAGCGACACCTGCGCGGGGATTTCAAGGTCGCTCCCAACTTGCGTCGGCAGGGTTTCGTCTTCCGGCGACTCAAGCCCGGCGCCCATGTCGTCGGCATCGATGGTGTCGAGCACGCTGCCGGCGCGCGGCACGAAGTACAGCTTGTCAGTGACGTGGGCCTCGAAGAAATAGGCCGACATCAACTGTTCGATGGCGCTGCGCGTCGTGGCCACCTGCGACAGCGCGAACGCTCTCACTGGTTTGGTGATGCCGGCCAGCGCCGTTGTGTCATACGTGCCGGCCGGCATCCCCGCAGCAGCACACAAATCATCGACGACATCATTCAATTCCGATGGGTTTGGCTGTATATAGATCGGCGCATACCACGTCAAATATTTGTTGCCGCCGCTGGACTGACCCAGGCCGCCGATGACTACATTGCCGACAGCGCAAGTGGTTGCCCCAAAGTTGTCTGTTTGCACCACGGATAACGACAGATTCCCGATCTTCAGCCACGTCGAACCACCATGAAGCGCATAGACAGCGTACCCACCGTCTACGGGACTACTCGACACCAGAGTAACGCCGCCACGCAGCAGGAACAGATACGGCCAAATGTCAGGCGATACGGTCGGATACGCCGGCAGATTGACTGTCTGCTGCAGCGTCAATGTTGCCAAGTCGAGCACGTACATTTGCTTTGAGTGTACGGTCGTCGCGTAGACCGAGCTTCCCACGATCAGGATGCTGTTGACGTAAGCGCCAAGCACTGCACTCGACACGACCGGAGAACCGCCCGCCGTGCTGCAGCGGTGCAGCCTGCGCTCACCGAACAAGGTGCTGCCGAATACGATATCCGCACCTGCCCTGGCAAACCTGACTTGTGCCTCGCCCAGAAAGTGAGGCATGGTGTAACTGGCCCCCCCGCCACCAACCTCATAGCTTCTTACATCTGTCCATACCGCGATCACCATCATCGGGACATCGCTCGTCCCGGTGGCTGTGGGACGGGCGACGCTCACATTGAAGGAGCTCTGCAGTTGCGCATTTCCACCAAATGCGTCAAAACTGTAGACATTGACCAGCGTCGTCGCGTAGTAGCTATCCCACTGTCCGATAGGGACAACGAACGTTGCGGAATCCGCGGCTGGCGTTCCGTTGGCGAATGTCTCCGGCGTTGATTGCTGTGGCCCAAAAGAAGGCGCAGACAAGTATTCTTGTCCGTCTACAACAACCTCGAACGTCAGGTTTGGGATGGCACCGCTGTTTCCAAGCTGCAGTGACTCGATGAAAACAGAGCCGCGCCCACGATAAGCCGGCGCATTGGTGACCGCTGCATCGTAGGCTGGGTCTGGCAGTTGCGCAGCGCTCCCTGTATAGACAGTCATCCGTCCCCATGGCGCATGCTCTTCGCCTTCGGCAAGACTGCTCGCTGATGCATCAGCGTGCGCCGTCCATACCAGTTTGCCGTTTAGCCAGATACGGCGAATCGCCGAAATCTCTCGGTTAGTCAGCCCGTAGAGGATGTCCACCTCGTAGGTGTAGGTGGTTGACTCCGCACCGCCGCCGCCCTTGCCGCCGGAACTGGTGGTGGTGCTGATCTCGCGTCGATTGCTGGCCCACCACACCTGCCCGGCGACGCGCGGGTGCCCGGCGGCCCATGGGATCGTTTGCCCGTACTCGCTGCCCGTGACCTTCAGGTCCTCGAGCCGCGGGCCGTGGCTCTTCTGCTTCGGGCCGAACTGCGCGCCGACCATCGAGCCCACGGCCCAGCCAATCTGCGCGCCGCCAGGCCCGCCGACAGCGAAACCGACAGCTGCGCCCGCAGCAGCAATCACAAGCTGCGCCATCAGGCCACTCCGCGCAGCGAATAGGCGCCGCGAAACTTCTGATTGGCCGCGAACATAAGCCGCGTTTCAGCGACGCGCCCCGCCCTGTTCGTGGCATGGATCAGGCTTAGCCCGCCATGCCGGTAGTCGCCAAGGAATCCCATGTGCTGCGGGTCGTGCTCAGTCGCCATCACCAGCACGTCGCCAGGCTGCATGGCGCTGCGGTCGATGCGGTCCATGTGCTCATCGCACACCGCCAGCAAGGTGCCGTCAGGCATGCGGCTGTATCCGTTGATGTCGAATTCAACAGGCAGCAGGCCAAGGTCGCGCGCCACGCAGATAATGAGCCCGGCGCAGTCAACGCCTTGCCCCTTGGCGCGGTGTTGGTGAATCCACTTCGTACCCAGCCAGGTGCGGGCCTCGGCCACGACATCGGCGCGCGTCACTGGCTGCCTCCAGCGTGGGATAATTCACCACTGGCTTTGCTAAGCAACTGGATCCGCAGTCGGGTTGCGAACCAAGATGACCCCCGCGTCTCGTGGGCCGCCAGTTGACGCAACCGGCTGCAAACGCGCCAGCTAGCCCTGATCCGGCCAAGCAAACGCAGAAGCTCCGCTTGCGGCAAGTCATGGCGGCACTGTCGGAACTGCCGCCCTGGCGAACGAGACTTAAATTCGGCGCGCGTCATACGTTCACCTCGGGCGAGGATGTCAGCTCATCAACAGTCGGCCGGTGCGGCTCGCCTTGAAAATTCAGTTCGTTGCTGAACTTCGCGGCGCAGTCTTCATCAAGCCGCTTACGGCATCCGGCAATCACGCTGTAGGTGTCGCCTATCTGCACGTCAAAGATCATTGGCAGCGATAGCGTGAACGTGTCGCTCGCGTAGGTCTTGACCTTCTGCGACAGGCCGGTGTTCAAGCCGGCCGTCCATGTAAGGATGCCTTCGCCGAAGTAGTCGTCAGCCTCAGTGCGCGACGAGTCGGTGAATACCTGTTTGCTTGTGACGCTGGTAATCGTGCCCGTCTCGGTCCATCCTCCCAGGTCCACCATGCACATGGCATCGCCAAGCCGAGCACGGCATGTCTTGGTGCTTGCCGCGCCGACAGGTTGCTGCAGGTATTGCTGTAGTGCACGCAATTCTGCAACGTAGGCTCCTGAACGCGGGTGCAACTCTCCGAGAAAGCCGGCGCTGATGACTTCTTCACCAGCGGAAACATCGGTCCAGTCATACTTGAACAGCAGATAGGCTGCGTTGTTCCAGCGGCCGGCGAGGATGTCAGCGCGCGTGATGATCGTGTCATCGGCCAGCACCGTCAGCTCGCTGTTGTCCACCGCCAGCCCGGCCGATGAAGCGAAGGATGCAACGCTCAAGCCTGGCGCGCTCTCGTAGATCACGGCGTCAATCGTCGCATCCCTATCTGCACTGGTCCAACCGTACACCGCATCATCCGTGCGAGTGATTTTGATGGCCCATGCGACGGTCGGAGAATCGCTGTGATAGTTAGATAGCAGGCCGGCCGGAACAACCTTTGTCACAGCCGTATTTCCTCAAGGATGATCGGATCTGCAACCAGCAGCAGATTGCTTGTCGTGCCATCAAGGCGCATCATCAGATCGTTGTCTTTGAAGGTCACAGGAATGTCGAATGTTCCGATCCAGTAAGACGGTGTTCCAGATGTCACTGTTGCAATGCCTGTCGCCGTGTTCACAGAGGCTGTGCAAGCAACATCAGACGAGTCATAGACTGTCACGCCAGCGTTCGGCTTGTAGATATTGCGCTTGTAGGTGATCGACGCGAAGGTATGCTTGCGCTGCAACTGATAGGTGTTGCTGACGATGTTCGTTAGCGTGGTGTTCGCCTTCACCGCCTGATAGTCGGCCCAGTTGCGGAACCTGAATCCAGAGTACGGGGTAAAGTGGATGACGTGCCACATGGCTTCGATTTCCGCATACCCGTCAGGAAGAAGGATGCCGTGCGAGATGTCGAATTCAGAGATTGGCGCGGACCACTCGAACACCTGATTCATCTTTCCGCTGGTGCTGTAGACCTTCCTCCTGCCTCTGTTCGTCGGCCCACCCTTCGCCCCACGCTCAATGCGAGCCGACATACGCGATTCAAGGAATGCCATTACCCGTTCCTAGCTAGTGCGCGTTGCACACCCATGCCAGCCGTCTTGGCGAGTTGGGCTTGTGTGCTGCTGTCAGGTCGTGACGACAGCATGAAGTTGTTGATGACGGTCAGTGCCTGCTCTTTAGGCGTCGATGTTGCCTTCTGCGGCTCAACGCGCCCAGACTGCGACGCCAGCAGGTATTGCCGATTTCCTACGTTAAACAGTTCGCCAGGGCCGTCCGTTTCGTTGACCTCGACGATGCGTCCTCGCTCGACCTGACCGCCCATGGCAAAGCCAGATACACCTGTCCCGAATGCGCCTGACGACATAACCTTGCCGCCGCCACCTGAGCCCATCAGCGCGCCGAACAGGCTGCCTATCAGATCGGAACCTCCGCCGCTCGATCCGCCCATCTGCCCCGCCAGCGCGTTGGCGATCTGCTGCCGAATGATGATGCGGTTTACATCGGCAACGATGGATGTAGCGAATTCCTTGTACTTGAACTTCCCTGTCGTCAGGAAGTCAGTCAGACCATCTTCAAGCCCGCGCAGCGAATTCGATACGAATGTGTCAGTTGTCTGCGCGACGTTGGCGACTTCATCGATGTAGGTCTTGACCGCGCGTGAAGCTCCGTTGAACGCATCGCTCTGCAGATCAATAAGTCGGTCGTAATACTGCGTGAACGACTGAATCGACCTAGCTTGAAACTCGCGGATGATCGCTAGACGCGCCTCGTATTCGTCCTTGGTGAGCTTGCCAAGAACGCGCAGGTTCTCAAGCTCGCGCTCCTGCTGGGAGAAGTTGTCGTCAATCTGGTTGACGCCCTGAGCGAACAGAGCTTCGCGCGGACCTTGCGCGAATGATTCCAGCAGCCTATTCTGCTGTCGGTTCTGAGACTCAAAGTAAGCTTCAGCGGCTTGTCGTGCAGACAGCAGCGCTTCGCGCTTCTGCTTCGCCGCGTTGGCTTCCTCAATATCGAGAATGACAGCGCGCGACGAATTGCGAGCGCGCAGGATCGCCAACTGCGATTCAGCCTCGCCAATCTTGCGCGCGTTGTCGATGGCATCGCGGGTCTTCTGCGCGGCCCCTGTAGGGTCGTTCGCCTTGACGTTGCGCGCGTCAATGATGGCCTGCTCTTGCTGTAGCCGCGCCACTTCTTTGCGCAGCGATTCTTCCTTGGCTTGAGTCTCAAGCTCAAGTAACTGCCTGCGCGATTCGTAGTAGCCCTTCTCGTTGACCAGCCCACCTGAACGAAGCGCCTCAAGCACACGCTCCGCGTCGGAGTAGATGTGTACGAGTTCATCGGCCTGCGACTTGATCTGCGACAGATCAAAGGACAGGTCTGAGCGGTCAATGCTGCGCTGAGGATCGCGCGGGCCTTTCGGTCCTGCGGAACCCTTGAACCGCTCGCGCGCACCAGCGATGGCTTTGTCAATCTCGGCCTGAGAAGCACCAGCGGCTTTGCCGGCATTGGTGATTAGTTCAATCTCCTTCTTCAGCAACTCGCCCTTGTCAACTTGGTTGCGCTTGGCGATGCCGTCGAACTCGATGCGTTTTTGCGCCTGGCGAACGCCGTCAGCCTGCAACTGCGCCGCCTTGCCTTCAAGCCGAGTGCTTTCTGTCAGCCCGTAGATCAACTGCCGCTGCTGTTCAAGACGCGCTTGGAACGCTTCTGTCGGAACCCCTCCCCTGGCTCTGGCTGCTCTATTCGCGGCCTCTAGCGTCTCAAGATCGCTGCGGGCCTGGTTGAGCCTGTCGTCAGTCGTGCTGGCGCGTCCGACATTGAGCATGGCTGACCACGCTTCTGCCGCTGCATCTTTGACACCACGCCACGCGCGCTCGATTGAACCTAGACGCGCCTCCAGCAATCCCGTGCGCGACTCCATCGCATCAGCGAATCCACGCTGCGCAAGGGCCGCCGCCTCTGCCGAACGCCCCTGCTCGTCCAGCGCCTTGATCTGCTGGTAGAGAGACGTGGTCAGGAATCGCGTCGTCTCGTTCAGTTTGATTGAAGCCTGAAGCGGCTCTTTCCCAAGCTCAGCAAACTGCTTGACGGTTTCGCCGACAGCCTGGCCGGCGGTGCGCTCCAACTGCACAGCCACGCGGGCGAAGCGCTCGATGCTGGCTGCGGCAATGTTGCCGTTCGCGGCGAACTGCGCCACCGCATCGGCGGCCTGCGATTGCGTCCCGGTCACTTCCGAAACGGCGCGGGCCATCGCCGTCAACTGATTAACGTTTGTCCCGGCGGCGTTGCCAGTCAGGATCAGTGCCTTGGCATAGGCATCGGCTTCTTTGCTGCCTTGGTTGTATGCGACAGCCAATGCGGCGGCAGCAGCAGCAGCCAGCGTGAACGGGTTGATGAGCCCGACCACATACCCACCCAGCGCACGCGCAGCCGGCCCGATGCCGCCGAACACATCCTTCAACTGGCCGCCTTGTTGCAACAGGACTTGCAGCGGCGCCTGCCCGCCCTGAAGACTGACGATGATGTCAGTCAACTGCGCCGGGACTTGCCGGAGTGCGGCGGTCGTGTGCTTGGCGGATAGCGTTGTGTCGTCGAAGCGCTTGCCAAGGGCGTCAACTTCCTTGGTCG